TACTTTATATTCGTTCTCCATGGCTTCCTCCTAATAAATTTCTGCGTCAATAAATACTTTTTTAAGAATAAGTGTCCAAGGTGTCATCTCTTGTGGCATGATAACTTGTCTTATCTCGTCTTGGCTATAATCGATTTCTTTTATACCTCCTAAAGATGAACCTGTACTATCAAACACGCCTCCTTTTAAAGAAATCGTTCCTTTTGCTCTTAATTTAGTCTCAAATACACATCCTAGTGGTAAATAATAAGCTCTTGCATTGCTTATATCACCTATATATCTTCTTAATGGTACGCAGTAAACGGTAGGTATGTATCTACTGAATCTTAGACATTTTTCTAATTCCTCTGCTGGATTCGGAGCAATAAATAGGGTTGCAACTGAGCCTTGTTCTAGTTTCATATATTTAAGCGTTATACTTGCTCCAACTGCTAATTGTAAACCTACCGAATTAAAGTTATTACTTGAGTTAACTCCTTGAAAAACATTTATTCCACTAGTTACAGCTTTCCATTCTCCGTCAATTGCGATTCTTACAGTTCCGGAAATTCTTACTACTTCCATTGATACTGTATAAGCACCACTAATTGCGTTCTCTAATTTCTGCTGAAAGTACCCTTCTTTGTTCGTTGTCCCACTTGTAGCCGTTACAGTTACGGTACCATCTGAATTTACAGTTGCTTTTCCTCTCACAAGCATCCATCTATCTACTGTGTAAATACTACTTTCACTACTTGTAGTATATGTGCTATTTCCTCTTTGATTGATTCTGAAATCCGGATTAATCAATAAATTCGGATTACTGAATTTATTTCCTAAATAGCTTGCTAATTGTGTTAATGTACCTTTTTTTAATCCTGCGCCATTGTGTACAGGCAATAAGCTATTATCAGTGAAACTAGGTAATGCGTCTAATTCCGTGACTTGTTTTCCTTCCATGTTATTCCTCCTTGATTTTATATTTCCAATCCTTGCCGACTTCTCCACTTGCTACTTCATAAGACCAATCGGCTAAGATTGTGTTTCCTTTTTCATCTACTAAATCTTGAGCACTTGTTGCGTTCAAATTCGTGGTAAAGTGATTATTCATCACCATTTGATTCAATGCTTTATGTGATGTGGTTACAGACTTTATCTTCGAGACAAGCCACTGAATAGAAGCTTTGTCTTTGAATACGAAAGCCATATACTAACCCCACATTGTATTTAAATCGTTTGTCGTGATCGCCGTTAATTCTGACTTCTTAACATACGCAGATAAATCAATGTCTGTATTACCAATCTTTTCATATGTTTTTGTTTCTGAAATCCAAATATACTCATCATAAATATCTTGAGTTCCATGTGAATGTGCAACTAAGTAAATCACACCATTTGAACCTGTAGCAGGTAAGCTCGTTACCTTTTCATATCTAATAGATGCAATATTACCTACTGCCGAATTAATCAACGATTGTACTTGTGATTGCGTTTGATATCCTTTACCTGTAACAATTGAATTCACTTGCGTGGATGTTTGGAATTCACTGTCATTTGTTAATTGTGATACCTTTGTTGGCACTGTGACATCAACGGATTTATTACTTGGCGTTAATGCAGTTCCATTAACCTTTACAGATTCAATCACGTTAACTTGAGCACCACTTGCAATATCACTTAATTTGCTTTTTTCTGCATTTGTATAGTCATTTGTCGATAAGCCTTTACCGCTTACCACATCAACTTTTCCACCCAATGCAGCTTTAATTTTGCTAATCAAGAGTGTCAATCCGCTCTTATCTAAATATTCAACAGCCATTCTTTTTTTCTCCTTATAAACTAATCCATAATTCATCTAACTCTGTTGTAGAAATCGAGGTTACAGAACCTTCTGCCATAGCTCCAATATCTTCCGGAGTATATATCGGTCTTGTTTCTGCTTTCGCCCACGTTGGAACTGTTGGGTCTATTTCTTCAACCTCTCCAATGATTTCATTACCATTTAATTTCGGTTTGTTCTTTAGTTTGTTGTAATCGTTTGTGCCTTCAACGAACTTCTCGTATAAGCCTAAAGTTAATGTTTCTTTATCTTCATTGATTTCAATTTGAAGCTTGTCTGATTCATCTTGTATATTCATTTGAATATCTTGCATTAGAATCATGTAATCACTTCCTTATTCAATACTCTATATACCTTTGTTGTCTTGATAGGAGAAGCAATAGCAACTCCTCCTTTTGTAATCATTCTTAATTGAATGTTACAAGTTCCCTCTTTGAAATTGAGCGTTTCTTCTTGGCTTAACGATACTGAAATAGTATTTCCTTCAATATCTAAATCACTTGATTCTTTTTTCAAGATATATCCGTTCTGTTCAAATACCACATAGATATTCTGCATTTCATTTAAATCAATATCGTTTATTGTTATTTGGATTGTTGGCGTAGTTCCTTGTCTCATTATTTCACCTTGTACGTCCATTCCTCGCCTACATTTCCGGAGTCAACTACATATGACCAATCCGCTAAGACTGCATTTTCGTTCTCGTCGATCAGACCATTTTCTGAATCTGATAATAATTCAGTTTTAAAATGATTAGTCAGAATCATTTCCATTATTTTCTGATCAGCTTCACGGATTGAAGCTCCTAATGTTTTCTTTACATTTCCTTCGAAATCAATTCTTGCGTCAACTATCTCCGCATTTGCATTCAATGAGCTTTCCGTTGAAGATATAATTGCATCGATGCGTGAAGTTAATTCATTCGCTTTTTTTAATAAAGCAAGATATTGTCCACGCACTGCATTTCCGGCATTACTATATGTAATTCCATTTCCGCCTACACGAATATCAATTAACTCGTTCAGATTTGTCTGATTGCCATTTGTGATTGTCAATAAATCCAATCTACGCAAAATGATGTCATATTTCTGTTCGATATAAGCATCAACCAATTGTTGCCAACTGTATTCACTTGGATCTACTTCAGTTGTTCCATTTGGCGCTCTCTTTACGATAAAAGCTAATTCATTTGTCACTAGCTGCTTATTGCCACGAATCAAATGGACTGCTAGTTCAATCAGCCCATTTTCCTCAAACGGTTTCCCAGGAATATAAAAGCCATCTTCGTCAGATGGTAATACTTCTTCATGTAATTTTCCATGATTTAAATATCGAATATGAATTTGTTGTGTATAGTCATCATATTTACTTCCATCACTTTTCAATATAACAGGTACATTAACAGAACCTTCGCATGTTTCTAGACCTTTAATTGCCACAAGTTGTAAACCACTTCTTAATAATTCCATCGAATCAACTCCTTCCTATACATATTTTGCATCTATTACAATTCCATTAATCAATGTTAGCTGCAGCTTTTTTTCTCCATCTGAACCACTCGCATAACACTTCGGTCTAAAATAGCCTAATGGAGCAGTTCCAATCGCTAATAAATTAAATGGTCCGCCATTCGCACCACCACTTCTACCCTGGTTTTGGCCGAAGTACTGACCATTGTAGTACATGGCAACGTGCCCATTTCCACCACCCATGTTGGATCCCCACACGGCAATATCGCCATTTTGAGGTGAACTCACGACATTACATGAATTTAACATTCCATTTGAGGCTCTTTGCGTCCAAATATCTTTAGCTCCGCCCGATGCAGTACAGTGTGCATACGGATAGCCTAGCCACTTCATGTAGAATGCGTAGCCATCCCAACATTGAGCACCATATGCACCGTCTATATCATGACTTGTGCCATTATAAGTATCAACGAACACAGAAAAAGGATGAGCCATATTACTCAACCCCTGTCACGATTCCTGACCTAGTAGTTACTGATTTTGTAACAGTAAAAGTACCTGTTAATCCAGCTTTACCGTCAATCTTTATCGTGCTAGAATTTTCACTTAAAGAAATCTCATTGTTTTTGGTAATGATATCGACACCATTCGTAGACACCTTAACTTTATTAGTGCCACTAAGTAAAGTTATTGAACCGTCATTATCAACGGATACGCTGGCATCTCCACAAATCAATTTAATACTGTGTGATACATAACTACCATTAGATTTAACGGATCGAAATGCAATTCTTTCGGGCAATCGAGTACCATCTGAATCAATGCACTTAATATCAGACCAAACAGATCCTTGAACAGTTCCTTCGGTTCGTGACTGCATATTGATTTCCGCACCAACATTAATATCTTGAACAGTGTTCAGTACTCCTTTGAACGTCCCATCATTCATTACAAGCTCACCGGTATCCATATTCAAATAAAAGCTGCCACTCTTATCTGAAAGAATGCCTGTAATAATCGCATTCGCAATCAAACCTTTTGGACCAAATGCATTACCCCATTTCCAATCCGTTCCATCTTCGGTTCTCGTATCAGAGAACTCTAATCCGCTAGTTCCATAGCATGTTGCTCCATACGTTGGACTATCTGGATCTAAATCTTCCATCTTCATAGCTCTGTAATCCATCTTCTTTGCAATGTTTCTTTGAGCATAAAGCGAAGCTTGAGTCGCATCAATGATTCCTTTTATCTTTTCCGCAATCAAGCTTGATGTTTTTTTATCAATCACCTTTTGTGCTGCCTGAATAACGCTGTCCGCATTTTCAAAGTACTTCGTTTCATAATCTCCTAAAGTCATACTGTCATATTTCTTTAAAATGCAATCGTAATCACATTCGATTAATCTTGCCTTAGTTTCGATATTCAACTTTCTGTGCTTAATGTGAGCTGTATCACCAAAGCCAATTGAAACAAGATTCTTAATATCTTTGTAAGCATCCAGTCTTGCCAAATCTACAATATCAACCTTATACGTGATATTAGGAACATCACAATTATTTTCTGTGAAATAATCAGATGCTCTTTTTCTCAACACTTTATATAAATCTTCCAATGTGTCGCAGACTGTAATTCCATTCGATGCATCATCTTCCTGTGCATCCTCTTTTAGCTTTACGTCATCAAACTGGATAAAGCTCCAATATACATCTGGATAATTATTGATAAAAGGAGAATCAACACACTCCTCATTTGGCAATACATATCCATTGTAGGCTTGCGGATATATTCTTGTGATTAAATTTTCTGTGTTTACGACTTCCTGGACGCTTTTCAAATTGTATCCAAACTCACACCTAGCGCCTTTATCTGAACCAATTCTTTTGTTGATTTTGATTGTGTAATCGTCATAAACGATTTCTCCACCCCACCGATTCAAAAATGTATTGTCTGCATTCCCATTAATGGCCTGCAAACGATTCATTTTATTGAAATAGCACGTAGAAATATCTGTGATATCCGAAATTCCTTTAAAAGACGTTCCACTTAAAATTGTATTTAACGCATCCTGGCCATTCATATTCACACATCGAGTATCCCATAAAGGAGGTGTTGTTTTGACCGTATAAAAAAGCGGATACGCTGTTGCCTGAACATCATAATCTGCTTTGTCTACATGACGAATAATAAATAATTGTTCTTTATTAAATAATGTTGGAACTTTTAAGACCGCACCATCAACGATATTTTCTGAAATATCATCAATAGGATGTACTAACTTAACATACCATTCGCCGTTCAATACAACGTGCATAACGCAGCTAGATGGATGTAGAACATAATCACCATTCTTTTCATAATGCTTATTGAAAGGCTTATACAATTGGATCATAGTTCACACCTCCAGTTTGGAATCACTTCACACTTAAAATTGCCACTAACTGTAATTGAATTTGAACCTTCAACTAAATATAAAGATTCAAAATCCCCACTGACCTGAACATTCTGCAAATCACCATTTTCTCGATAGGCTACACAACGCTCGGTATCAATATAAATTGTTCCTGATGTATTAACTGTCATCTTATGACCATTTACAGACAGAACACATTGACCTTCACCACTAATGATATAAACAGGATGAGAAACTGCATAAGGATTTGTCTGCACCATTCCACAACTATATCTATCTTGGCCAATAAATAAATATCCGTATGGATCACAAGTAAATGTGGCCACAAAAGCATTGATTTCTTTTGTGCTTTCTCTTGAGATATCACCAAATTCCACTTTTTTGATTTTATAAAAGATTTCTGAATCATCCATCATCATAAGAGTCTTAGATTTACGAATCATTCTTTTATAATCTCTAAAAGTTTTATTCAAGTATTCTCTTTTTTCTTTGAAATTAAAATTGATATTAAATGTAATATCATCATAAGTGCCTAAATCTTCAAAATATTTACCATCTCTTCCAGGAATATCATATTCTTTGTAATTGCGCTTAGGAGTTACTATATCAGGCCGTCTGACCGGATATAGTTTTTCCCGAACGCAAGATACATTGTCTAAATAAATATCAAATGAACTCATTCTATGCCTCACCTCTCATATAAGCATTAGACACACTTCTAGATCCAATAACTCTTTCCATAGATGAAGCAATATTACGACCATCCAATGTTGTAGTGTTATACACAACAAATGTTGGATCATACCGATAATTCGTATTATCAGTAAACGAAGGATCCATTCCAATATCCATGATATCCTGTAAATCTTTGATTTGGCTTTCTACTCGGCTTTTGTTTCTGTCAATTCCTGTAGCTAATAAATCCATGAAATCAGGCATCCACTCATCCGCGTCGGCCAAAGGACCTTCATCTGGAACAGAGAAATGTAGATTTTTCTTAATGAAATTTGTGACTCCACTAATCTTTCCTTTTACCCATCCAGTAAATCCTTTCCAGATGCCACTCGCAAAGTTTGACATCATGTCCATTCCCCATTGTAGAAATTGACCAGGTAATGATTTTATCTCATTCGCAATATTTCTAACCAAATTAATTGCTGCATTCTTGCCTTTTGAAGCAAAATCTTTTGCCCAATTGACAATTGCAGACAACATATTGCTGATCCAATTTTGAAAGTTGTTTAAACCATTCGCAAAGTTCTCACCAAGATTTTGAAAGAAATCATTGATTTTCTGCTTCACATTATTGAAGCCATCCGCCCATGATTTTTTAAAGCCTTCCCATAACTCAGATACCTTATTGCATACGGCTTCCCATGTTTCTGTCAAGAAATTAAGTACCTCATCCCAGTTTTGAATAACTAATATAATTGCTATGATAGCTGCAATGATCGCTACAATTATCGCAATCACCGGAGCTGCAGCGGTAACCAAAGCTCCAACTCCACCTGCCGACCATCCACATGCTGTGCCAACCGCCAGTATCAAAGGAGCAATCGTAGTCAAAACCGCAATAATCCCAATAAGGACCGCAATCATTTGTTGAGCTGGTTCAGGAAGTTCACTAAATATTTGAATAATTGTAGTTAATGCTTTCGTGAATTCAGTAAATACTGGCATTACCGCTTTAGAAAAATCGGCCATTGCCTCATTGTAATCATCTTGAGCCTTGTTTGATTCAACTAACGCCTTGTTATTTTCATTCCATGCATCTGCTGATTTCATTAAACCTTGATTGGCCATTTCATCCAACACTAACTGTGCACGTTCTGAATTATCTGAACATTGTTCTAATTTTTCATTGAATTCATCTTCGGATGTTCCAGCCCAATTCAACATATCCGCAAAATTACCGGTAACTGTACCTGTCTTGATTGTCTCGTTGATTGACTCAGCCAAACCATCAATTGGAATCGAATCTCCATACCGTGCCCAGGCACCAATTGCACCCTTAGTGATTTGCGTTAACTGACTTTGCTCCAAGCCAATTGCCTGTAAGTTTGCAGTAGTTGTAGCAGCAGATTGCGTATCCCCTAACACTCCAATAAGCTGCTTATAGGTCTGTTTTGTTTCATTCGTAGTGTAATTTAAATGAGAAGAAGAAACTTCTAAAGAACCCATGATTTTTAAATACTCTTTAGATTCTTCTACTGCTCCTTTGATATTTTCAACCATTCCAGATGCAAAATCAGATACTTGCTGAGCAGCCTCTTGCATGTTAAAGCTATCTTTAAGTTGTTGAACATCTGTCTTAGTCTTTTTTAACTTTTCACCAGTTTGTTCTGAACCATCTCCTACTTTTTCGACTTGAGTCGATGCATCACTTGCACTTTTTGCCAAATCATCCAATTTAGAATCATTGTCTGAAATTTCAGACGATAATTTATTGGCATAAGCAGTTGTCTCATTAAATGCAGTCTTCAATTTAGAAATCGTTGATTCCGTATTCGCATAAGCCTTTTCTGCTTTCTGAACTTGACTTGAATTCTCACCATATTCATTTGTCAATTGTTGAATTTCTTTGGCCTGTGCCTCAAGATAATCCGTTTGTTTTTTTATCTGATCCGATAAAAGCTTCATTTTATCTGACTGTTCATCATATTGTTTCTTCAAAACTTTATTCTTTGCAGTCAACGACTCCATGCTGTCAGCTTGAGCATCAAATTCACTTGATACAGCTTTTAATTCAGACCCATACTCTTTTAAATTCTGATTGATTTTAGAAATGGATTGATTAAATTCAGATTCACCTTTAATCGAAATCTTTGGACCAATATCATATCCAGCCATATCATCACCTCAAATCTACATTAATATATTCTGGCTCTATATATTCGTCGGCATATCCATCTAGAATGACCGAAGCATCCGTTAGATCCGCTAAATAACCTAACGGCATCACTAGAAACTCTTTGGATGGAATACCAATCTTATAGGCTTTTACCATTAAGTATTTGCTTGAATCACCTTGAAGCTTTTTTTCTTCTTTTTTTTTGAAGATTTTAAAGGCTTAGCCTGGATTTTTCTTTCTTTTGATTTGGAAATACATTTCTTGATTTTTGCAACAATTGCCTTCAATTCTTCTGGATCAGAAGGAATCAAGTACCCAATTGTATCTTTTGGAATCGGCTTCAATAATCCATCTTCGCCAATTGGTGCTCTATCATACTTTTGTCGCATGATATTCATAAACGCACATCCTGAATCAATCATTAGATAAAGCATGCTAATCATCATGTTTGCAGCTTCCGCTACATCCTGACCTTCTTCAATCTTTTTAGCAGCTTGCGCAAAGTTTCCCATTTGTGAAACACAAGCTAAAGAAAAAGACATTGGATATCTATATTCTCCAATGTCTATAAATTGAATATTCATGTCCATAAGTCACCTTATGCAACAATATTCGCTTTTTGTTTCAAGTACGCAACCGCTTTTGCTTCATCTGGTAAATCTGCGTAGCATTGCCATGCATGATCACCTGCTGCATCACGCATTACAGATCCTGTGATTTCAGGCAACTGCCAATCGACTGTATCTTCTTTAGTCTTCGCAGAACCACCTGGAATATTAAATTTAACACGATTAAACCAAATTGCACGATAGAATTCTTCATTGTTATTTTGATGCAGTTCAATAAGCCCACATCCAACTTCAATTGACTTCGTATTATCATCAAATACATATTCAGTCACAGATTCCCCACCAACTGTAATTTTATTTTCTTTAATACTCAATAAAAGTTTAGATGTAGCAGGCATCAATTCACCAGTGGTAATGGTCAAAGTTCCTTCTTTGAACTCTCCACCTTCCGATTCTGCAATTTCATTGTCTAAATATAAATTATTATTGTCAGTTGTCGTAATATCAAGACTATACTCACTCATCTTTTCAGGGATGTTACCTTCTGAATAAGTAGTAGTACCGTCTGAATGACTATATTTCGCAATAATTAATTTTGATAAACCTTTTTTTGCCATTATTTGTTCATCTCCTTTTTGAATAATTCATTCATTTTACTGTCCATTGTTTCAATACTCTTTTTTCTATATTTTCGAACTGCACGACCTACAAAATCATTTTTAGGGCGAAAAGACGTTCCTCTCAAAATTGATCTAGCAATCAATGGTATTGGAACACCTCTTGAATACTTTTTCGTTTTATGGCTTGAATATCCGGCAAAACCAACTTTGACATTGATATCATCGCCCTTGCTTTCCATGTCTGATATTCCAAGACCTTTCTCAAGAGCTTTTTTCTCGTAGTCCATAGGACCTTGACTTGCATGATTGGATGTCTGTAATGATTTTATCTCGCTGCGAATACCATCTACAACCACTCCAGCACCTTCATACAATGACATCTTCATGATTGGAACTACATCATCTTTTTCAAGCTTCTGCAGTTTATCAAGATATTCATCGAAATCATTAAATTCAATTTTGGCCATCAATACTCCCAGTCGAATGAATAATGAATGTAACTCGAATTTGTTTCATATTCAATATTAATTATGTTGAATGGAACTCCGTTGCCGTTAAACAAATCAATAACTTCATCCACTAAATCATCAAACTCGACTTTTGTATAAATATCCAGCGAACCTTTTATAACGATTTCATCATGCTGATTGTCCAAAAATAAAGAATCAGATTCTCCTTCTTCCTGCCAAACTATATATCTATCGCCTTTATCTCCTGTTGCATCATAATGGTAAATTTCATTAGTGCTTGTATACCGCAGTAATTCTGCAAACTCTTTAAGCTTCGAATTCAAACTTTTCATTTAAATGCATCAATGTAAGCTTAGTAATTTGTATACCATTATCATCAAATGTATGTTGAATCTGTGAAATCTGATACTGTGTACCATCTTCCAAAACAACAATATCGTTATATGTAATCGAACGGTCTCTGTAAATAGATACAGATTCATCCAGCCTATCCTGTGCTTTTTTAGCTTCATAAAACTTTGTAACACCAATTACTTCATAAGAAAAATAATAAGAAGATTTAAGGCGTAACTTAGATACAGGCATAAAGCCTTTATCCTGCACTAATACACGCTCATAAATCTTCAGAATTCCATCATCAAATGTCATTATCTTCCTTTTTGTGACCACAGGATATTGTTCAATTCATATCTAAGAGATCTAGGCATAGCTAGTGGGCTATCTTTATTAGCTCTTTTTCTGAATAAGAATGCTGCGTAGTCAATCTTCGCCATATAGTAATCAAAGGAATCATCATCGACGATTCCTTCTCTTGCCATAAGTGAAACAGCTTGTTTCAACAACATTTTTAGATATTCATCGTTGGCATTTGTTTGAGGCATTTGGAGATTCTGCTTCAGGACAGTTAGTTCAGTATCTTCTCCAAAATCCATTGTTTATTACCCCTTTGTGACTTTTACAGTATAAACAAGTTTTGACATACCGTTCTTAACAGTAACAACTAAGTTCTTAGAACTTTCTAATGTTAATTCCTGGCCATTATTGTATTTCTTTCCGCCATACATAATAGTCACTGATGCTCCTTCTTGAGCTGGAACTGCATTTACAACGGCATTTGCTGCAGTTGCGCTTACTTCATATTCGTAAGTGTTTGCGTTGAATGCTAATGTTTCTGATCCAAGAGTCAATGATGATAATGTTGCATCGTTTGCATCATCGGCACGGAATGTTGCTGATGTTACTGGTGCTTTACCATCGATTGTCATTACACCGAATCCTTCATCAATTGCAGGTTTTCCGTCGTAGCGAGCTACACCACGGAATACTGTCTGATTATCTAAGAATTTAACGTGTTCTGACTGATCAATCTTAGCTCCGGCACGTTCACCTAATGTGTATAAATCAAAGTGTCCGAAGATGATATTATTGTCAGCAATAAAGTTAAGCTCAACAATTTCACCACCAACAATAGGCATTGTATTCTGCATTCCCGCAACAATAGCACCATTCATATCTGCATCCAATGATTCTGCCATCAATAATTTATGCGTCTTTTCGTTCATTACCCATGTTAATCCTGCAGAAGAATAATCATTGATTACACATGTTGATTTTTTGATAATATCTTTAAACAATTCTTTTCCGGTAAGGTTAGCACTGCCCTTTAAAATATTTGTAACATGCAAATCCTTCCATGCTCTAGCCGTTGAAGGATAATCGTTTGGACGTACTTCTTGCGCTAATCGAGTAACAATACCTAATGGCATTTTAACTCCGTGTCCAAATAAGACACCTTTATCCAATGCTTTACCGATTGCTTTACCAATCGCATTAATGATTTCTGTAGCTAAATCTTCATCGCTGTCTTCCAATACTGCATTGCATACTGCGAAGAATCCGGCTACTGCGTATCCGTCCATCTCAATGTTGTTGAATTTTAAATCCATTTCATTCAATGATCCGCACATTTCAGTCCAAATACCTTCTGGGATGTCTCCCATGATATTTTGGCGAGATGTTCCACTTACACTCTGTAAATTAACTTTTGAAATCAATTTAGAATTCTCTTCTACTGTTTGACGAATCAAAGGTAACATAACTTGTGGAATTGTTAGTCCAACATTTTCAATTGCACGATGCTCTTTAATACATGTTCTTACGTTGGATAAGAATTTTTCTACATTCTCATCTTTAAAGAAACGATCACGTTCTTCCATTGGCATATTGAAGAATTTTTTTCTTACAGTCATTTTCTGTTGTCCTCCTCTATTTTCTTCTTGCTTAGGTTCTCCATCTGTTGGCTGTTGAGACTCTGCTTCTTCAATTTCTTTTTCGATATCAGCGATTGTCTCTTCCAACTCTTTCTTTTCATCTTCGTACTCTTGTTTTTCTTCTTCTAATTTTGCTACTTCTTCTTCAACAGCTTTTTGTTCTTCTTCTGTTGAATCATCACGCAATTCAGAAATAGCAGTTTCTAATTCTTTTGTACGCTTTTCAAATTCAGCTTCTTTTTTTCTTAACTTCTCTAGATTCTTTTTTTGCGTATCTAATTTTTTACGCAACATTAAAACTTTCAACATGCTTATTCTCCCTTCAATTTCTTCAGCATTTCTTTTTTTCTCTGTTCTAATTTTCTGGAACGGATTGTGTTAAATTCCTTTTTACGCGCAGATACCTGTGTATCTTCGTATGCGGGAAAAGTAACTACAGATACTTCATACAAATTCACGGATTTAATCGTCCAATGAACTCCGCTTCCATTTTCTGAATATTCTTCTGAAGTAATATCAAAGCCAAAACTGCATTGATCCACATCACCACGCTGCACACGAGCATATAGATTCATTGCATCCTGGTCTGATTCATTGATTTCAACTTCACCCCATAAACCTTTGTCATCAACTTTTAAAGTCAATGTTCCTGATTTTGTGCGACCTAAAACCAAACGTGTATCATGGTCAATCAAACAACGGATATCACTATCCAGTGTCCCATCAAACGCATGCGGATCTACACTTTCAGTAGCTCCATCCCATAACTGATAATTGGAATTGAACACCGCAAAGTACCCATTGATATACTTTTTCCCATCTGCATCTCTAGTTTTGAATTTAGATAAAGAACTTCTCATCTGATATTTTTTATCCATTATTCTCACCACCTTTTTCCAATTTCTTTTGGTCTCCTATCATTCCTTGTGGAATATAGTTTTCAAGTATGATCAATTCATCTAATCCATCCATCGGAGAATATCCTAGTGAATCTCTGACTTCATTACCTGTCACGATTCCTCGTGTATACAAATCGCATCCCACCGTCGAGAGTGTTTGTATATCATAGGCATAAAGCGACCTATAATTGAACCTAAAATACCATTCAGGCTTGATAAGTAAACTTCGTGTAAGTGCCTGTTGGATGCACTCACAAATTCCTTTAATTCTTGTATTGATCCAGTTGTTCCATTCCTCTTTATTAAATTCTCCGGCACCTAGTACGAATGTCGGAACATCTAAAATGGAAGCAACTGTCTTCTTATCCATTTCTACTGAATCTTTGATGGCCAAATCATTCAGTGATAACGGCTTTACTGTAACCACATCAAAACCATCTGCAGGAATTAACCAAGGTTCTCCTGTCTGATTCGATTTAATATATTTATCCAACAGTTTTTGTCTTCCATCTGAGTTAGAAAATTCATCAACCATTCCATCAACTTTAACAATCAATGATGGTTGCCATTTTGATTCCATGAATCCTTTCTTAGTGACGTTCGCCTGATCTAATGTTTCGGCTACGCTTCGCAAGGATTTACGATAACCTACGCCTTTCCATGGATAGTTTGGATCCGGATTAATTACGATATGAATTAGATCTTCCGGTAAATATTCCTTTCCGTTATAAAGAATGGAATATCCAAAATCGCCATTTGGAACAAACGAAACGCTTCCGGGATTCAATGGATAAATACCTTCAATCAATCCGGATACGGTTCTTGGATACAGAACACAGTTTCCATCGCCTTCCAATAACAACGAACGAACGATAGAAGACATCCATGTCATTCTTGTCATGTATTTATTTGGATGGATATCCACTAAATTTGATAGTGCATTACTAATTCTTTGATCACCATTCTTAGAATTCTCCATTAAATGGATTGTCATACTTCCAATTAGATTGGCAATCTTATTAACTGCGCTAATAATTTCAGGATTCTGTGATAACGGTGTATAACCGGCTGACAATAAAGATTCCCAATTTACTGGCATTACAGCTGCATAATTCGACCTTTTCTGTGGATCCGGTCTAATATTCTTCTTTTTGTTTCTCCTTGACAAAATAAGCCTCCTAATCTAAGAACATCGAAGCAGACGAATTCTTTTCTTCTGCAATCAATAATTGTTTACAAGCGATAACTGAACAATCGAATAAATCTATACGTTGGTTTGGCATTACTTTTTGGAAACGAACAAAATCATCACTGTCTTCAGTTGCTTTGACATTTCCAACGCAATACTCATACGCAAGATTATGCACATAATAAAATTCTTGAAGATTAAACTTTTTCTCGATTTCTCTAAAAGCTTCCGTTTTTTCAACGTACAACTGTTTCTGATCACGAATTTTAAAACCAGCTTTTTTCATTTTTAAGATGAACTCTCGCGAGTATCTTCTATCGTATCCAATCCATCGGATTCTAAAACCTCTGTCTCGAACTTTTATGAACCATTGAATTACATCTTCATATTCAATGACGTTCGAGTTACAACATGTTAGCCATCCTTCTTCTTCCCACCAGAATACTGGGATGTTATCTTCATCTGATTTCTGATACGCCGTACTTCGTGGAATAAACGCATGACTGATGCAAATATCCACTCCTTTATATCGGCCATAAATACAAACACCGGTTAAATCGTGCAGTTTGGATAAGTCCGCACCGCCATACCACTTGATAGGAAGTTTGGCCAACTCATCAATTGTCCAATTATACTTGGCATCGGATGTCTTCACGACATTCATATCAAAATATGTATCAATTTGATTTGTAAAAACATTCAATGATTTCGCAAAGAAATCTTTTCTTTGTTGAGGGTCGTTCTGCGCCTGGATCGCATCGTTCATTAAGTCTTCGGCACGAACCGATTGACCAATACCTGGATTGGCCATTGCCTGAACATCTGGATTCATGTAATCCAAAAACTTTGCGCCTTCCTCATTTTCAGTTAGATCGGCTTCGCAAATAAAAACGAAGTATTGCTCATCGTCTACTTCGCCATCTAAAATCTTTTTACAATATCGAACTCTTTGCGCTAAAAAACTGTTTGGATCATCTCCAGCAGTTGAAATACCAATAATCAATTTGTTTGCGTAAGCTTTCATGGCTTCTTTAAACAAATTGTATTGTTTTGGTTTTTTAAACGCGTGAACCTCATCCGCAATCGCAAAATTACAGTTAAATGAATCTTGTGCATCTGGATTTGTGGCCAACGCATTTAATTCAAACATTCCGTCAGACATTTCTGCTTTTATAGAATGCTCGTTGTTGTTGTCGATAATATGAAACAAACCGCCATCCTCATCGGATTCTCCCATGTTTCTTACGTTATATTTAAGAAAATTGAATGTTTCCAATGTTTGTTTTAGGGCTGCGGCCACAACATAAATCTTGGATCCGGACTTTCGATAAAGCAATCCAACCGCATACGCTAATGCTGCAGAAAATGATGTTTTAACATTTTTTCTAGGAATAAATATTAAAGCCTCATGATATTTCTTTATCTTCGTTCCTTTTCGATAGATTCCAAACAGGTTGTAGATAATAAATTTATGAAAAGGCATCAAAATAAAAGGAGTACCTCGTAAAGGTTCTCCTTCTTGTGTTTCGCCTTGCATGTGGCAAATTGTTTTTTGAATGATTGAGATAATGAAATCTGCATCCTTTGGATTGAACTCATATCTTTCGTCTTCTAAATCTTTATAAAATCTATCAATTGCTTTTATACGATAAATATTGGCTTTGATTTTTCCACTCTTACAATCTTCACAATATTTCTGTACTTCTGAAAAATACTTTCCATTATACACTACTTAACACCTGCGCCAATCTACTTTGTTTTGCGGACTCAAGTCCGTTTGATTTGATTGCTTTTAATCCTTTTGGAGTTAATCCTAAAGTTGTTTCGATTGTGAGAAGATTCTTTTGAAGAGCTTCGATAGCCAAATATTCTGCAGTCTTACGAATATTCTCATTTCCGGATTTATTTCTAAAAGTCTCTGTCACTTTGCACCCCTCTTCGAACCACTTTTGATACAACAAATCGTACTGAAATCGCATCTCCGCATACCTATGAATTGTAACATCGAACTCTTTCTTGTAAGTTCCGATTTCTTGCATATATAAAACTGTTTCTTTAAAAATTCGATTCGTTTTTCTGCTGACAGTTGCTCTGTTCATTTTGGCCATCACCCCCTTTTTTCAAAAATTGCTCAGAGTTGGAAAGATGGATACTCCCCCAGGGAACCAATTTTCATGTCAAAAAAATTTAGGTGGGGGGATCTCTTTCAGAGCAATCTTTTTGAGGCTATCTCATCTAAATCCACACCCAACTCTTTGGCCACATCACGTTTATCATAAGCTCCAATCAAATAGAGCAAATAGATTCGTATCAGCCTACATAGTTCATCATTAGATTGCATAATCTTTTTTCTTCTTTCTCCAATCAACTCCTGGAATTGTATGTCTTTTCAATTCTTCGCCAAGCTCAGTCAATGCACCAGTACTTCTGTTCTCCAACTTATTGTGCTCGCCTACACTCACACTAATTAGGTTCCAATCACAGAACCGATATTCAGGATATTCATCTGCTGGATAGATATGATGCACAACTTCTGCTTCTACTCTTCTGCCATATCGCTTTGAAATCTGACAAAGATATCCATCTTTTCTAAGAATTGATTCTCTTTTCTTTTTCCATCTCTTAGTCTTGTAATCCATGCTTTTTACCTCGTGAAGACAGTCTAGCAAGGAAACTGCCTACACCAAATAAAAAAAAGCACATGTGCGTGCTTTCGTGTGTAAAAGATTCAACACTTGGCTTTGTCAAATTTTTACGGTACTAATATATCACGGAAAACCGGTAGACAATGTAGACTCTTTTAAATAATGCTCTTGATAACTGCGTGAATGTGCTTCATCAAACCGCTGCGACTGAATCCATATTTGTCTGCCACATCATATTGTGACATACGGAAAAAATATAAATCATACATGATATTCATATCTGTGTAGCCAAGTAGTTCAAACGCTTTGCATTCGTTGATTCTCTTTTGATAATAAGCAATTTCACGCTCACGCTCTTCAATCGTTTCTAACAAAGCCAATTTAGAAGTAAATGTTCTTTGATATGTAGGCATTGGATAATTAGATTTCATTTGTTCTTTCGATAATTCATCGTGATCATGACTCAATCCTAACTTCTTGTGATTCAACACTTCCAGTTCCTGATTTAATTCTATGATCCTATGACAACAGTAATCTAGAGCTTTAAAATCTCCAATGAACTGTGCCACTGTTTTCAATGTTTCATTCATGTGATACCTTCTCAACTTCAGTGCTACGACTCCAAGGAGTTCCAGAAGAATATTTGCTATCAGCCTTTTTATGCAGATTGAAGTTTGTTTGTCTTAATCCACAATTTTCTCGTTCCAACTTGGAATACTCAGATTTAATATAATCCAACTGTTTGATAGCAGCTTCTCGCATTCCACCTCTTTCATATGTCATTACGTCAATTAATTCTTTTAAACAATCGAACGCATCACTTGCGATTTTATTATGTAATACAACTTTTTCCATTCTTTTCTCCTAATACAACGAAAATAATAAACAAACAAATTTAACAATACTTGAGATAATCCATACAGCTCCGCCTACAATGGCCGCAAACATCCATATGTATAAAACCCCAAACAGAATAATAAATACTAATCTCCAATTAATCTTCATATGCTGCACTCATCGCTTTTTTTAACTCCATGAATTTACACATATACCAATCAGATTTTTCCATGTCCTCTTTCCCATTTTTATTCAATGCTCTATATCTGTATTTCCAAACATTGCACAAACAAAAATTTGCGACTACTGACATTCCAAATACTGCAATCATTTCATCAATGCATTCATATGATCCACTCTCATAATGTTCTGGATGATTGACTGCGTCTTTTTCTTTTACCATTGCGGATAACCTCCCTCGCTGTATGACATTTCTCTTTCCTGATTCACATCATTATTTTGTGTTTCTTCTTTCTTATCTAAGAACTGCAAACTTTCAACCATCACATCGCACGTGTAGATTGTTTCACCATTGTTATTCGTGAATTTTCCTGTCTGCAATCTTCCGTCGATTCCAATCAAAGAACCTTTCTTCAAATACTGGTACATTAAATCTGCTGTTTTGTTCCAGGCAACACAACTAATGAAATCTGCATCCGGTTGGCCTTGTGCTTTCACTTTTCTACTAACGGCCAAAGTAAACTTACAAATGCTTGCACCGTTTGGTGTCTTTCTAATCTCAGGATTCTTGGTCAATCTTCCTACTAAAATAACTCTGTTTATCACTCTTTCTCCTCCTTTTTTCTTTGTCAAATAACCTTAAATTATTTTCCAAAATCAATTCTGCACTGAGAGCCCTAGAATAAAGGCTCTCTGCACGTTTTTTTGAATTAAAAACTTTTTGTGTTTTTTAATGCTTATTTTGTCCGTAATACAATCTATTTTTCATCTGCAAACCTAGTGAAGAAAACGCGGCTTCAACATCTGTAAACCTTTGATTTAATTCACGCATTGATTCTTTAAGTGATATTGATGACTCAGGTTCTAGAGCACCAAGTGCCACAAATTTTATCTGATCTTCATCTAAGCAAAATATAGCTCCATCATCAAACTGGACATCATAAAGTGTAGGTTTTACATAGTTGCCTTTACTTATAACGCACGTATGGATTACTTTACCAATCTGACCAATATATTCTTTTTTAAGCTTTCCTTTGCTGCTTACCAATTTATGCTCATATCCATCAGTTAAGCTTAATAGTTTTACTTTGGTTTCCATTCATTGACACCATGCATCGTTCCGTTTAACATTTCGACAGCTCTGTTATCACAAATGCATTCATTAACTATTTTCTTATAAGCGTCAAAATACCATTCGTCTTTATCTCCATTGTATGTCAGTTCATAATACATACCATCAGGAAGATTGGTACTAATAAGATACTTCCAATTCTGCAATGCTTTGCATTTCCAAACAACATAAACTTCTAATTCAGATACATACTTTTCATAGTCTTTATCAGACTTATCTAAGCTGTTAATCGCATATTGTTTAGCTATACTGATTGCGATCATATCCTCATAACTTGTCACTAAATTTCCTTGAAATAATTCATCTGAAACTACATTACTAATCATTTTTCATTCTCCTTAAAATTATCTTCATTGCCTTGTATTCCCATAAACAAATAGAACAAATTTCTTTTACAGTTCTTACAAGGATGTTCATTTTTCAAATTACTACTATATTTACAGTTTTCACATTCACGTTTTTCCATTTTGATTACCTCTTCAATAACTGCATATCATATCCACTCAAAACAAATCTCTCTGTCAATTTATGATTACAAGAATTGCCTAATCTTTCATAGATTAATTCCATTTCTTCGCGTGTGAAATTTGTTCCTAAACACTTATTAATTTTTGATAAAACATCATCTTGATATCTTATGGTCCTACATTCCTGACTGTATACCAATGCACATGTACAATCTCTGCTACACCATTCGAGCAACTTGTATTTCAATTCTGTAGGTGTATTCACATCACGCAAACAAATATACAAATTTGTTTTTGGAATCAAAATAAGCTCGTTATTGTGGTTAATAAACGATCCTGGAAATTCCCTCATCACTTCAAATACATAATCTGTCATTTTTATTCTCCTAATTTACTTATTGCTAAATATTCAACGTCTTGTTGGCCTTCCCACCAATCATTCAACCAACAAACTCCTCCATCGTTTTCGAACCCCCATGATGCAGCTTCTATGGAATATTGCCATTCTTGTTTGAATACATCAGTGTTATATCTATATCTTAGATAAACAAGGAAATTTGAATCATTGTTTTTCCACATGTAGTCATTCAATTCATCTTCTGTTATTCCTTTTTTTAAAGGAACGAATCTAATTGAAGGGGCTTTGATTTCTTCCAGTTTTTCTTCTTCCGTGAATCTATCCACCAGTTCATTCAATGTATCCAATTGCTTTCTGTGATTATCATTCGCAATTAATGCTTCTCTTTGTTTGTACTCATCTCCTGGATGTATAAAGTCAAACAAATAAAACGAATTCAAATTATGCAATGCATATTGATATTTGTTCATGATTCACCATCAAAAGATTCTCTCAAGAAACATAAATGTTTCTATGATCAGCTCAACAATAAAGAAAATTGGCCACAAAACAATAACTAATGCCGCAAATTTTTCAACATCAATAAAAGGTTTACCAATGAAAAATATTGTGGAAACTAACACACCCAAAATAAAATATAAAAGCATTAAATCAATTATTAATTCCGACATTTATTTCCCTCCTATTTATACTTCATGCTTTCCAACATATTCTTCTTAGCTTTGTTTGTCGTTCTAGTATACAAAGACGTTGTCTGTATAGAATTATGGCCAAGAATATCCATAAGATCCGTTACCTGTCCTCCAGCATCCAAATAGTTAATCGCAAACATATGTCTGAACGCATGAGGATGTATCTTATCCAAGCTTATGCCCCTACACTTTCCTGCAATCTTCTTCAACTGGTAGTAAATCTGTTTATAGGTTAAAAAAAAGATTTTTCCTGACTTTATCTTTTCTGTTCTGCAATACTTCAATATCTCACGCTTTAAGTCATTTCTCAAAATCACATCACGGATCTTACCTTTGTTTTTGACTGTAATGTAATTTGCCTTTACATTCTCAACAGTAAAATAACTTAACTCGCTCACACGTATGCCTGTGTATGCGAATATCTTCATGATCAGATAAATATCCATTCGATTACATTGTTTGGCCATTCTGCACATTCGCTTAAAATCAGATGGTTCAATCACATCATCCAATGATGCAGCTTGTTGAATCTTGATATTTTTTAATGTCATTTTAGAATGATGAGTACGCAACAATTCGTCTGGATCCAAATCCTTTTCGACCAATTCGCAATACTTTATAAACCTATTTGCGATAGTGATATAGTTCTTTACTGTGGCCGGAGCATACTCTTCTTCTAATTTTCTTTTGAAGCCGATAACATCCAATTTACATATATCATCGACCTCAAAAGAATTTACAAACAGTTCAACAACCTGTCGATAATGAACCAAAGAATTCTTAGACTTTTCATTTTCCGTTTCAAATGCGATGAACTCATCAACTTTGCTAACTAGAAACTCTTTATTCATGGCTTAGCCTTGAAGAAATATCCTGGTAGTTCTTGAAGACTCATCGTCTACAATCTCAACAATTTGTCTTTTGCCAAAGTAATTCTTGGCTTTGCTTAAACATGGAAATCTATGAATTCCATTCACTGAAAACATAATTTCCTGATAATCTTTCACAACACTGATTTCCACGGGTCTAAATGTTGTATTCTTTAAATCTCTTAAAATCACGATATCAACTCCTTATTTATCTTAAATTTATCCGCCCATTCCCTGACAAAGCTAAATGCATCATCTGGAGGAACTGCATTATGATTTGCTCTAAATTGTCGAATAACCTTATGCTTGAGTTCCAACGTATACAGCGGAACAAACTTACGATCAACTTTAAATATCTTATCCAAGCTCTTTTGGCTTAGATCAAGAACCCGAAGGCTTGAAATGAACTGACTCAAATCTGCCTTCACTAAATATTCGATTTTAGGTTCTTTTCGATATGCGCATACATAATCAAAGAAATCCAATCCGGATTGATTTAATTCGGATTGATACTGGCAATACGGAATGTTCAATAACATGATCCAGTCTTCAACTGAGTACATCCTCGACGGATAAAAATTCAATTTACTGTCACTGATCCAAAACTTCAAAGGATAATCGAAATCAACTCTTTTACCAAACATTCCACAATACAGATTGCCAACCAGAAACTTCTTTTCGCCTTCGATGTATCGAGCTACTTCCTGGATTTTCAGTTCTACTGTATGATTCGGATTCTTGAACAATTGAAATCCAAATATACGTTTTAATAGCTTTCCGTAATACATTTCTAGTGTTTCAACAAAATAAGTTCGGCTACAAGCTTCTTTTGCGAGCCATAAATCCATTTTTGAAAAAATAAACTCTTCAATGCCTTTTGGCCATGTGAGCTTCCTTTTCTGTAATCTCTCTAAAATAGACTTTCCTGTGTCCATTCTGATTCTTCTTTCTTAGGCTTTTTCTTTTGATCAACACTCTTTTTAACGATTGCCTTTGCGGATTCAAGATTCAAACGCGAAGGCTGCTCTGAATCACCACCAACGTCTTCTTCATCGTAATAATGTACGGCCAAGCCAAACACTTCTTCATCACTGATGATCGCACAGTTTTTCACTGCCTTCTTTTTAGCTTCAGAAACAATGTAGTTCCACATTCCATCGACAGACTTCTTAGGATTATCCAACTTCGAAGTCATGTCATTACGCGACATCAAATATTCGCAGATTATTTTCAATCCTTGATTCTGCTTGATTGCCTTATATTCATCTTCAAATTTAGACATACAGACCTCCTAGTATGTCTTTACAGGCACAAGCACACTCATCAACTTTAAAACATCGCACGAACCACGAACAATCAATGGCTTTCCGATTCCTGGAGTCGTAATCTGAACTTTTTCAGAATTAATAACATCAAGTGCATCTCTTAAATACTTTCCATTCAAGTTGAATTCGATTGGATCCGACATCAATTCAACTGTTTCAAGCTCTTCATACGTTTCTCCAATCATTTCAGATTTTGAATCCACATGAGATTCTTCTGTACCAAACGACAAATGTACAATTTGTTTCCCATCAGATTTCACAAAATCACAGCGCTTGATAGCTTCTAACAATTCATTCTTATCCATCTCAACGTGATACAAACAAGATTTTGGAATGATTCTAGAAACATCTGGGTATGTTCCATTTAAAAGTTGTGACTGGTACATCATATCGTTTGTTTTAAATTGAATTTTTTTCTCGTCATAGAAAACAGAAACCTCATCATTAAATGTTTTCAAGAATTCCACACAAGCCTGTCTAGGAATTGTAATACTGGTATCCTTACAATCCATGTCAATAAATGCATACCGATTCATTCGGTATGAGTCTGAACCAACGATTGTAACTTGACCATTATCCACACTTAAATGAACACCTGTAAGTATTGGACGTGATACTGCAACCGGTCCTGCACTGGCAACACAGACTAATGCTTTTTCGAATGCTTCACGTAATGTTTCGATTGGACAATATAATTTATTAGACGGTGCATCTAAATCTATTTCTGGATATTCAGAAACATCTGTACACGTTAATTTAAACTTAGCTTTCCCACACTTGATATGCATTAAATTATCCGTGCAATCAACATCAATTGATTGACCAGATACTTTTCGAATGATCTCGCTAAAGTATTTGGCATCCACCAAACATTGGCCACTTTCTTCAACACCTGTTTCCATTTCCAATGTCTGCTGCATTGAAGCAGTTCCATTGGATCCAGTAATCACAATTGACTTTTCTTCTACACAAATCTTTAAATTCGCTAATGCAGGTAAAGATGATAGTTTATCAATTACCTTTGACACATTGTTCACTGCATTTAGCAATGTCTTTGTTTCTATATTGAATTTCATTCTCTTTTTCCTTTCGTGATAATATATTTTTGAGGAGGTGATAAAATGGATGACTTGACTAATGAACAAAAGCTTTTATTAACAGCGATGTATAGAGATTATCTAGAACTCTCAAAAAAAGTCGGCCCTGAGAAAGCAAATCGTTTTGGAGATTCTGATGAAATCAACTATAAATACTTCATTGATAGATCGAACAGTTACGTTTCTTCACTATGTTGGACGCTATATCGTAAAGGCTATATTAATTGCTGTGGCGGAGATAACATAGCTAACGAAATTTCAATTACCGATGATACAATCATCTACTTTGAAAACAAATTCAAAAATAATGCTTCTAAAGTGTTGAATGCTATTAATGAATTGCTGAATTTTGTTCCATTGTTTAAGTAGTTATTTATTAACTACTTTTCTTTTACTATTTTCCCAAGCTCCATCAATTTTAGTTCCTCTGAACTGTAAGCCTTAAAAAACGATTTTGTTGGCTTAACTAGAATCCAATCCTTAGCCATGAGATCGTCTGTCATTGGATTCCAAAATCTTATATACTCATCCCTTCCAGGTAAGTACAAAGCAATTTTGTAAATTGTTATGTTTGTTGGATAAAGATAACAACCGGTTCTATGCTCATAGCTACCTTTCCTTACGAATCCCATTTTTCTTTTTTTAGCTAATTTGATTGCTTTAACAATATTCATTCACGACACCTCACTCATTTAAATATTCGTCAAACTTATTTCCAAACAAAATGCTTGGCTTCAAATAAGATTTCATAACTGGATCAGCCTTCCATGCATCACATTTCTTTTCAATGACACATTTGAAATCCGCCAGGCTATATCCAGCATTCAATTTATCCTGAATCAACTTTCTAGTTAATTTAGCATCAGGAGAAAATTCTTTCTCCGTTTCAATATTCAGGATTTCAACAATGGTTCTAATAATTTGATTCATTTCTAGTTCTTCGTCAGAAGAACAATATAAATTATTATTCTTATCATTCTTTATATTCTTTACATTATTGTTTGTTGTTGTCCGTTTGTTGTCCGTTTGTTGCTCGTTTGTTTTCTGCATGTTGTCCTCTTGTTGTTCGTTTGTTGTTTGCTTGTTGTCGACATTGGCAAAACACTGATAATCATCGTATTTTGTAACGATTATGAGCGTGTTTTGGTTTGTTGAGATTTTTTTAATCTCACCTGTTTTTTGTAGATTTTTTAGAGCTCTTTTTATTTGCTCAACGCTCAGTTTTGTTTCAGCGTTTAAACTAGCAAAACTCGTTATACACGAACCTCTTTCTATTTTCTTTCCCTGCCAATTGCGATCAGTATGATTCACTTTCAAAAGTAAGTGAATAAACAATCTACACGTTGGGATGTCGTCATACCACTCCCAATCCACAATTTGGCGGAACAATTTAATATAGCCCTGTTCCATAGGCGTTACTCCTGAGCTATTGGAAATCCATTGAAGTCTTTGATTTTCACAAGTTTATAGCTTAAGCTCTCCCGTTTTACATTCAATAAATTAGCCAACTCATTAGAGCTCAGAGTTTTAATTATTTCTGAATAGTCTTTACTGACTAAATAATATGTTTCCTCTCTGGCGCTCATATTCTTTTCTCCTTGCTAGTTCTATCTCGAATCCTGCAACCTAGATACCACAATCCGCGTAAATCTTGTTAAAAAGGAAGATAAGTTACAGAAACAATCCATTAACTTTTTTTGACGTGCTAGAGCAAAAAATACATTATGTAGAAAGCGAGTGCGGATCACGTCGATTTGTGGTGATACCCAGGTTGCAGAACCCGAGAAAATAATTTATAATTTAGTTGTTATTTTTTGATTGGCCACTTTCCTTTGAAGTGGTCTTTTTTATGCTCTGCATGACTTACGCAGCTTGATCAGGTTGTCCAAATAAGGCTGCAAGCCAAGAACATTAATTACCTTGATTGTTGGCCATCCGAAGCAATTAGATTCAACACCTAACTTGTTCAACTCGGTCTTCACAGTCGCACTGCTACAACCAATGATTTCTGACAAATCTTTTTGCGTGATGTATGCATACTTTGTCAACTTTTGGATCTTACCTTCAATTTCTTCGTCATATTCCTGACGAGATACAACTTTAATACCCCTCATAACAATCTCCTTTCTAGATTCCAATAGACTGGATAGTTCTACAAACAAATGCAGTACCAATGACACATCCGATTACTAATACAACACTCACAAACAACATCCAGTTTGCGAAACATTGTTTTCTACGCACCGCCTTCTCTCTTTTATCTAGATCAGCATAACGATGCATCATCTTTGTGTACTCTGTAGCATGTCCGTTGTTTGCGAATGGAGGCAATTCAAGTTCTTTTTCTTTAGTTTTAGTTTTTGTGGTAGCCATACTTTTTATCCTTTCTGCGGTAGTAATTTTTAAATCTAAGAAGGTTAAATAAGGCCTTCTTTTTTAATGCCAAACAAATTGCCTTGCTTCTACAAACTTCAATCACCTGCTTTAAATACTCAATATCATTACAATCATTCAATTTCTCTAGAAATGATTCTCTTTCAACTGGATTAAGCGATTCGCAAAAGTTTTTGTTTTCCATAATGTGTTCTCCTTTCTGTGGTAGTTATTGGTAGTACTTAATCAATTCGTAAATTGCATTTATGCGACTTCTGTGCTAAAAAAAATAAGTCCTGCTTTTTTAGACGGAATATCCAATGCTTGTACTACAGCTTGAGCTGTAGTAATCGAACACGCTCTTTGTTCGTTTAATAATCTACTTATAGTAGATTTATCAACGTTGCTCATTCTTGCCAATTCCGATACAGATACATGCTTTTTATCCATTTCTTCTTCTAATAACTTAACGTTCACTTTCATAATACTCCTTCCTTTCTTGTTGCGTCCTTGCAGCTTCATTAATATTATATACCCGTGTTGCATTATGTCAACGATTTTTGTTGCTTTTTTGCGATTTTCTTTTTATACTTAGATTAGAAATGAGAAGGTTTGTAAACATGAAGACAATACAAGAACGAATTAAATCAAGAAGACAACAATTAAAACTGACATTGGAAGATGTTGCAAATGCGTTAGGAGTTAACAAAACTACTGTGATGAGGTATGAATCGGAAAGTATAAAAAAATTACCTACCGATATTGTTCCACCATTAGCCAAGGTTTTGAAATGTACCCCTCAATATCTTATGGGATGGGAAGAACTAGAAAATGATTCTTACATCCTTACCGATCACGAGCGTGAACACTTAGATATATATAGAGGCCTGGACGACAAAGGCCAGCACACAGTGGATACAGTAACACAGATGGAATATGAAAGAGTTAAGAAGGATAATAAGTAATTATATCTAGATTTTGATTATAAATTTAAGGGAGAGGGTTAAAAATTATGACACAAAAGAAAAAAGAAACAATTGGATCAGTATTAATGTATATTGCGTTAGCGTTGACTGCTATTTATCTGATATTCGCAATTATTAGTTTATTTGGAATTGTTGGCATGAAAAATGATTTTGCAAAGTTAGGTGCAATGTTGGCATTGAGATATTTATTACCCTTTACAATTTGTATGGTAATTAACTTCTTTTTAACTGGAGTTGGTGCTATATCGAAGAACTGGATCGTAACTTTAATTTCATGCATCTTATATTTTGTAGCAATTATAGTTGTTCCAGAAAGATTTTATTGTTCAACGGTGCAAGGTGTTTTATCGTTTATTTCTATATTCTTATTTTTCAATCGTGGCTTTGAAAAAGAGAATGTTGAAGAAGATGAGAGAGCAAACTTACCTGATCTACCAATTCAGGAATAGAAAGAGTTAAGAAGGATAATAAGTAATTATATCTAGATTTTGATTATAAAATGGAGGAGTTTATGGAAGAAATTAATATTTATTGTGATGAAAGATGTATGTACCGTGAATTAGATAATATTGGACAACACACTGTGGATGTGGTGACTAAAGCGGAGCTTGATAGAACAAAACATGGCAGTACTGCCATAAAAAGTAGATTGAGAAAGGAATTAGATTATGAATGATATGCAACATATTTATATTTACATGGATGACTCTGGTAAAATTTCAAAATTTGAAGACTATGCCGTTTTTGCAGGCATTGTTATCAAGGACGGAAAACAAAAATCTGAATTTAACAACAAATATAGAGCGATTGTAAATAACATTAAGTGTAAGTATTGTGAAAAGACGAATGATAATTGTAAAAATGAGTGTCCAGAAGTAAAGGCGGTAGCCATTAGTCCTACCCATAGAAGACGAATAATTAATCTTAGTAAATCTTTTACTACATTCGGTGTTATTACGTACAACAAAAGTCTATATAGCCATATCATCAATGATAAAGGTGCAAAAGGACGTTTTAATGAGTATGCTCAAAGAAGAATTATTAAAAATACTGTTCAGCATTTAATCAATAGTGGAGCGATAAATCCTAATATGCCCGTTTATCTGCATGTTAATATTGATGAAATGCCTACAAAATCAAATGGATATTATTCTCTTAAAGATGGATTGGTGGAAGAATTAAGGCACGGAATTATTAATTATAATTATTCCAAACAATTTAAACCTATCATTCACAGTGATTTGGAGATACAGGTCATATATAAAGACTCAAAGAAAGATTTAGGAATACAAATGGCAGATATATTAGCAAATACAATTAGGCACTCGTTTGTCATTAATAATAATTGGTTTGATACAAGTGAATATTTAAAAAGAAAATGCCACATAGACGTCATTTTAAGATTGCCTTAATAAAAAAAATCCCACTCATTGAGCGGGATCTAATCGGGGCGACGTACTTAACATACGCTTAGTATTCTTAACCATCCACCGACTATTGACCTGTCGAGGAGTAAGTACCTCCGGTATTCAAATTATAATTCGCATTTTGCTTATTGTCAACAAAAAGCATGCTCATCTATATTATCAAATCTTTGTGCGAACGTCAAATTTATCTTATAAAATCAATAAAATACTGAATCTATCCATTTAGAAAGAAAGGAATTTATTATGACTAATCATGAAATTGCAATGGAAGCTTATTACTATTCAATCAATAATAAGATGATTGGTGGCATTTCTAAGAAAAATGCAGTCAAATGCTTTGAACAAATTATTGCGATGTTGGATTCAGACGAAAGACTTAATCTTCCATTCATTACTGTAAATGGAAAATGCTTTGTAGCAACTAAAAAGCGCCTGATAAAATGTTCTAAAAACATGTTTGGATATAAGTTTAAAGAGTGGAAATGGAGTCAGATCAGGAACGTATTCTACAAAAAAGCATTAACAACTGGTACTTTAATACTGAATACAGTGGATGGAGAAGTTAAAATCTCAATCAATCGAGATGGTGCTGAGTTTGCTGGAGAAATATTGAGAAAACTGAAAAACGAAGCAAAATAAAAAATCCTGGATGCTACCAACATCCAGGACGATTAAGAGTACTACCAATACTCTCACATAAAAAGATGACTACCACATCAAACTTTTTATGTGCTCATTTTAGCATAGAACGGAGGAAATTTAAATGCCTATTTATGAGCGCCTACACAATGGAAAGAAACAATGGTGTTACCGTTGTTACTATACTGATTTTAATGGAGATCGTGTTCAAAAACATTCTAAATGGTTCAATACCAGGAAGGAAGCAGTGGCAGCTGAATCTGCATTCATGCAGATCAAGGTTGTTGGAGACCAGAACGTAACCTTCTATGAAGTTACTTTAAAATGGTATGAATTTAAATCTAGAACATTGAAGCCATCCACACTGGATACGAAAAGAGTGTATCTGAATATGTTATCTCCGCTTAACGATAAGAAGATAGCCAAGATTACATATCTTGATATCGATAACTTTTTCGAATTGCCACAAATTAAATCTTATAAGTATTCGACCAAAAAGACTTTATTAACCAATCTTAGAAATATCTTTAGATTCGCAAAGAAACACTATGGTATTATCAATGATCCATTTTATAAAATGGCACCTTTGGTTAAGCCTGTAGCCACTGAGGCTAAGAGGCTTGAAATCGTGCCTAAAAGTGATTTTAAGACACTTTTTGAATACGCAGTAACATGTAGAGATGGAGCATGGAAAGATACGGCATACGCAATTTGGGCCATGTATATGACGGGTATGCGTGTATCTGAATGTTTATCTTTAACCTTTGAGGACTTTGATGGTAAATATATCCATATTCGCAGACAATATATTCGTGGTAAGTGGCAGACGCCAAAGACCAAGAATTCAATTCGTAAGATTGCGGTTGATGAAAAGACAAAATCGTTTATTTATGAATTGAAGAAATACTATTCTTCATTTGATGAATTTGAAGAGTCGTGGTTCATCTTTGGTGGATATAGACATATGGATCCAGAGATATTAAGACTAAGAAAAAACAAATTGTGTGCAGAAGCTGGAATCCCTGAATTCAACATTCATGCGTTAAGGCACTCACATGCTTCAAATTTGATTGAGGCAGGAGTAAATATGTACAAGATATCGAAACGTCTAGGACACTCTTCTATACGTACTACAATGGATATTTATGGCCATCTTATTGATACTGAAGAAGATGAGGTTTTGAATGCAATTTCGAACTTCTAAAAACTCAAAAAAGCTAGAGAAAATCTAGCTTTTTATTTTTTTTGAGATATAAATAAGATATAAATGTGTTTCGATATGCCATTTATGCTTTATATAAAGCTCTTTTTACTTAATTCGTAAATTTTTCGTAGAACTCCATACTCTCAAGTACGCTTGTATCCTGGATTGGATTATCATCCAAACGTAAAGCTTCTAATAATTCTAGATCTTTTAATGGAGTTACATCTGTAATGTAGTTTGCCTTTAAAGTAAGTGAACGCAAATATTTAAGTTTAGATAATGGAGTTAAATCTGTAATCGCATTGTGGTCCAAACGCAAATAAGAAATAAACTCTAAATGTTCTAATGGTGTTAAATCTTCAATGACATTGTTGTATAGATCCACATCGCAAAGGTTTGTTAGTTCTTTTAATGGTGTCAAATCTTTAACATTATTGTTTTCCAAAGAAATGATTTCCAATTGCTTCATATCCTTTAAACAAGTAATATCCTTAATATCATTACGACCCACATTCAAATACACCATGTCTTTGGCATCCTTTAAAATACGAATATCCTTGATGCGGTTTGTGAACAAATTTAAATGTTTCAATTGACGCGCATTCTTTAAGAAATTGATTTCTGTTAACTGACAGAACTTCGCATCTACACTTTCCAAATGCTCAACATTTACGAATTTTTCTAAATTCTTCAAGCGGTTTTTTGAAACATTCAATTCTTTTAAATCACCCAAGTTATTCAATAAAGACATGTCCTTAAATCCAGTCTGTTCCATAGACAGAGATTCTAAATGATTTAATTCCTTCAAGAATGTAAAGTGTTCTGGTTCATTATAGGAAATATTCAAAGATTTAAGATTTGAAAATTCTTTTAGTACAGAATAATCCTTTAAATATGGACAGTTAGAAACATTCAATTTCTTTAAATTTTTCATTGACAACAATGGACTTAGATCCGACATTAAGTTTGTGTTTAAATCCAATTCTTCAACATTAGAAAGATATGTTAAATCTTCGATGTTGAATAAACGCATACCACCCATATCCAATTTCTTTAATTTTTTAAGCACACCTAAGATGGCATAGCTAAAAGGACCATTTTCAGTATTGATATGAACCTCTTCTAACTTCTTACAGTGCTCTAAATAAATCAAGCTATCAACTTTCGCCTTTGAAAGATTCAATACTTCCAAATCAATCATAGCAGCAACACTTGAAATATCCATTGTATATAAATTGTTTCTTGAGATATTTAATTTTTTTAGTTGTCTAAAACCATGTAGAGCCTGCAAATCTCTTAATTGGTTTCGAGAAACATTTAAACAAACTAAATTATGTAAATCTTTGATTGGATCCAATGTTTGCAACTTATTATTGCTCGCATTTAAAGTTTCTAGATTCTCCGCATACTGCAAACCTTCTAGAGTCTCTATTTCATGATCTTGTACTTCTAAGTGGGTCAATTCCTTCATCAAATCTTCGTTTAGTTCTTCTTCTTTAACACGCAAAGTACGCGCAATTACACTACGTAACGCATCATCTTGAATAAGCATAAAATAAATGCCCTCCTTTATATATTCATTATAATCAAAATATAACATAATAACTATATAAAAATAGTTTTTTTAATGACAATGTTGTTAGAAAATGCTAAAATGAAAGCAGTTAAGGATTAGACTCGTATTCTGATTGTGATAAATGCTATTGTATGCAAATACTTTCTATTTTAACGGTCAAAGGATATTGGCTTAGTCCAGGAGGTATAGGCATGAGCACAGGTAAAGTAAAATG